TGCGTCACCTACTAATTCCGAAGGTTATCCTAATAGATTAAAGATACCTAATTTTAATTCAGATAACAAGTTAGAAAATTACACTATTGTTAAACGAGAAACCGTTGTTAATGGAACCACAAAAGTATTCAAAAAAGTAATAACGGCAAATGATGTAAAACCATTTTATGAGTTATTTTTACCTGAAAAAAATGTTTTAGGTATTACAAGTGTTCTATTAAAAGACGGAACTCAATATACTAATGTACCAACACCACAAGAATTTTTAGGGTTAGATAATAGATGGTATGAGGTTAGTGCATTAGCTGAAGATAGAGTTTTTGTTGAAGACCCCACTAAAGTATCTGATAAACCTGGTATAAAGGTTGGTAAATACATACAAACAAGTACTAAATTTATTACAGAATATACACCTGAAGGTTTCTTAAAAATGACATTTGGTGGAGGTAGTCAATCGGCGGATGAACAATTAAGAGAATTTGCTAGAAATGGATTTAAATTAGACTTATATAAGTATTCTAATAATTTAGCGTTAGGAAGTACTTTAAAAGGTAACTCAACTTTGTTTATACAATATAGAGTTGGTGGTGGAACTGGTAGTAATTTAGGTGTTAATGTTATTACTCAAATTGGAACTGTTTCTTTCTTTGTAAATGGACCTTCACAATCATTTAATACTACGGTAGTTAATTCACTAAGTTGTACTAATGTTACTGCTGCAATTGGAGGCGCTAATTTCCCAACAATGGAGGAGGTTAGAAATTTGGTCGGATTTAACTTTTCATCTCAAAAAAGAGCCGTAACGGTTAACGATTATGATTCATTAATTAGAACAATGCCTTCACAGTTTGGGGCACCTGCTAAAGTTGCCATCACAGAAGAAAATAATAAAATAAAAATACAAATGTTGGCGTATGATGAGTCAGGTAGTCTGACTGAAATCCTATCAAATACGTTAAAAAATAATGTTGCCAATTACCTTTCAAATTATAGAATGATTAATGACTATATTTCTGTTGAATCTGCTAATGTTATTGATTTAGCTTTAAACATTGATGTGGTGTTGGATAACAGTCAGACTCAGGGAGCCGTTATTTCACAAATAATTAATTTAGTTTCTGATTATTTTGACCCAATTAATTTACAAATGGGTCAAAATGTTAATATATCTGAAATTAGAAAAGAGATTCAAAATCAAAATGGGGTTATTAGTGTATCTGACATTAAAGTCTTTAATAAGGTTGGTGGACAATATTCATCATCCCAAACATCCCAAAGATATATTGATAGCACAACTAAAGAGATTGAATTAATTGATGACACAATATTTGCGGAACCCAATCAAACTTACCAAATCAGGTACGCAAATAAAGACATTAATGTTAGAGTTAAAAATCTATCTACCGTTAATTTCAGTTGATAATTTATTTTTATTCATAATCATCTATTTTTAAAAATAGTATATAAACTATTTATGTTAAAAGATTATTATGTCAAATTCTTATAGGATAAGAACAACACCTGGGGTAGATAAATCAATTAAAGTATTAATAGACCAAGAATTTGAGTATCTTGAGATATTATCTCTTAAAATATTAAAAGACCAAATCTACACAAGACAGTGCTCAGATTATGGTGTGGTTATTGGTCGTATTAGCGTTAATAATGGTCTTGGAATTCCTAATGCGAAGTTATCTGTTTTTATTCCTTTAAGCGAAGAGGATTCAACAAATCCAATAATATCAGAAATTTACCCATATAAAACTGTTACAGACCAAAATGAAGATGGGTATAGATATAATTTATTACCATATATACCATCATATAACGGACACGTACCTACAGGAACATTTTTTGAAAGGGATGATGTTATTTTAGACCAAACATTAATTGAAGTTTATGACAAATATTATAAGTACACCACAACAACTAATGATAGTGGTGACTTTATGATATTCGGTGTTCCCACTGGTGAACAAACTATTTTTGTTGATATTGATTTGTCCGATATTGGTGAGTTTTCTCTATCACCAAAAGATTTAATAGACATGGGGGTTACTACTGAGGCAATGGTTGATGGATTTAATTTTAAAGCGTCAACCAATTTAAATTCACTACCTCAGATAGTTTCATTTTCACGAAACATTCAAGTAGAGCCATTATGGGGGGAGCCTGAAATATGTAATATAGGTATAACTAGAACTGATTTTGATATAACTAGGGAAACTAATGTACAAATAACACCATCGGCTATTTTTATGGGTTCAGTAATTTCTGATGTTGATATGTCCGCAATTAAAACGGGGTGCAAAGTTAATAAAAAAATGGGGAATCAATGTTCTCTAATAACAGGTCCTGGTCAAATTAAAAGTATCAGACAAACGATTAATGTTGATAATCAGGGTAGACCTTTATTAGAGGAATTTGAATTAGAAAATGGTGGTCAAGTTATAGACGAAAATGGTGCTTGGGTTGTGAACGTACCAATGAATCTTAATTATGTTACAACAAATGAATTTGGTGAACAAGTATTATCTGACGATGTGAATGTAGGTGTACCTACTAAAGGAAAATATAGATTTAAAGTTAAATATAATCAGCCACCATCCTTAGACGTTTCAATAAAAAGAGGGTATTTTTTAGTACCTAATATACGAGAATACGGGTGGACAAGTTATATTACAACACCAAACGCCTCGGATGTCCAAAGGTCATACGCATTTACCACAAATTGGGATGATTACGGAGATAATATGACAGCATTTGGTCAACAAATGATTAATGATGCGATTAATTGTGAGGATAAGTTTTATGAGATGAGGTATAATAAAGTATATACCGTATCAAGTCATATAACTGAATATAGAAAAGGTAAATCTAAAAAACGATTTATAGCTATTAAACAAATAACTGACGATAAATGTGATTCGGAGGTAGTTAGATTTCCAACCAATGACGCTCAATATGACCCTAATGCTAATTTTACATTATACTCAATTATGATGGGGTTTTTATTACCATTTATGTTGATTATGTTAATTGTAATGCATGTTTTAGCGTTTATTGCTTGTTTTGTACTAGCTATTATTGCAACAGTTTTTGTTGTTATTGGTGGTATTATCTATCTAATTGGGTTGGCTATTGGTTTAATACCAGGTGCTGGTGATTTTGCTGATAAAATAAAGAATGCTGGAAATGCTTTGATTGAAGCGGGTAATTCCTTGGGTGATTTATGTTATTCATTTAAAATGAGATTTTGTCTTTTAACTTATCCTGATTGTGAACGTTGTGATAAAAATCCTGACGTTAGTTCAGAGCCATCAACACCACCCTCAAATCCTACGGTAGATTCTCTTAATGAGACTAATGCTGGTTTAGGTAGTGCAGGTGTTCTTAGTAGTTTTTATGATGCGGGTCAATATAATTGTAATTCTCCTTATGAAAATAAAACTGGCCAAATTTTGGCAGGACTTTCAGATACCTCAATTACAAATAAATCACAAGGGTTAATTAATTTAGTTACTATACCACCATCATACTTATTTAGTTCAAGTTTAACTTTGGCGAATAGAATGAATTTATTTAATACTAAGGGTAAATATTTTGACCCAACGATATCACCAGGTGGAGGGGTTAATCAAATTAAAGTAACCTTTGATACTAATATCAATAACCCCAACACTACTTGGCATTTAGATAATGTGGTTTGTTTAGTTGTAGATGATAAAAACATCAGCAAGTTCCAAGTAGGAAAAGTATTAACATTTAATAACCCTACAATATCTAATGACCCAAATTTAACGGGTTCAACTTTAAATATTTATAGTAATAATGCGATAACAGGAACAACGATAGGTACCCCTACAGCATTTTCAAATATTAATCAATATAATAGAGTTGTTGAATACGCATCACCCTCAAACACTGGTAATTTATCGGTAACCTATACATTAACCGCATTTACTGAAGATGTGTTATATGCTAAATATCCTATGGATATTGAGTATTTCCAAGTTTTACAAATAAAAAAAGTATCCAACTTTATTACGGATTCTACCAATTTATTACCTGATTCATTACCTGAACGTTTTATTAAGAACCCTGCGTATTATTTAACAATTGATGATGATAATTGTATGATTCCCGATACTTTGTCACCTGTATCTTGTTATTCGGGGTATAATGAACAAAATATTATATTTTTAGTTAGAGGAGTTGACCCAAATACAACTAAAACAAAATGTAGATATGATTTAAGTAAACTTTATGGTTATTCGTCATTTGGAAATGCGAGTTCTATTGTTGAGGGTGACTTCTATCTTAATATACCAATACAAGGTAAATTAAGGAATGTTAAACACGATTCACCGTTGATTATATCTAATAGTTATGCAACCGACGCATACTCAGGACAAAAATTATTTTATGACTCTTACCAATTTTTACCTGGAGGACAGTTCAGTGCATTTACAAGTACGATGACTAAGTATTATTCAAACCTTGATGAAGCGTCTCAACCATTAACACCAACAAACTCAACATTAATTTCACCTAATAATGGGTTAAGTGTTAATCCATTAAATGAAATGACTAAAGAATGGAATAACTCAACAATACTTGGACCATCTTGTACAGGGTTTACACCGACATTTAACTCATCAGTTGTTCAGAACAGAGGATACCTAATTAATGAACAAGTTGAGGGTGGCTCACTACTTTATTTAGACGCTACAATCCCATTAATACCTGTGGCAAACCCAACATCAACCTCACAAGTATACTCAACAATATACCCAACAACATTAACAACTAGTTTTACATTAGGACCATCTGGTAGACAGATGGTTATGAGGTCTGACAGATTACCCTCTTCTACAACAACTCAAAGTAATTTAACAAATCAATATGTTCTTTTTGAAAATGGTAGTTTGGTTGTTTATGGTTTTGATTCTGGTGGTGTGTTAACCACTTTTGATATTACTAATTCACTATATACTGATGGTGGTGGTCAAGATTTATCTGATGATGGGTGGGGTAATATTGTTGGTAATGATATTTTAGGTTCTTTTGAATGTGAAAATATGGTTCCTTTAGGTTGTTATAGTGAGAGTGATGGTCAAATAACCATAGCACCTCCTGGTGATAATTGTTATACCACATTAGGGCAACCAACTATGGAAGATGGTTGTTATGTTTTCCTTAGAACACCTTTGCTTTCATTACCTATAGATTTATTTTATATGGTTGAATGGTTTGCTAGAAATACAACTATGTATGGTGTATGTCAAAACGTATTTGGTCATGTATTCACAAACAATTGGGTGAATGGTGTTTTATATCACTTCCCGTTTAAAAATAATACATTTTTTGATAATAATAATGACCCATACGCTGTTTATTGTACTGATGTAATATACTTAGACCAAACTAATAATAATTTCTTTTATAGAAGTGCACCATACACTTACACTAATAAGTTTATAGGTAGAGAGGCACCTGACTATAATGAATACAAAGGTAACGTTGTTAATATGATGTTCCCTACCACAATTATGGATTTAGGACCTAAACAAAAATATTTACAAGAAGTATCAATTACAAATGAGTATGACGGTTATATTTTAAATAGATTATCACCCACAACATTTAATGATATTAGCGATTTATTAACTTTGTTAGTTGTAGCTAGATTAGTTAATACACTTAATTTTGGTGGTGTATTGTCTTATTTTAAAAGGGATAATGATTTTGTTGACGGTGATTATGCTCAATTAATAGCCACTAACTCTCAGTTTGGGGTGTATCCGTTTGAACAAGGGTATTATGGTGGTAATGATATTTATTCATATTCTCAAATTTTTGGAGTTAATAATGTTATTGGTGTGTTCTTTAAATCTAATTTGCAGGCTAGAGATTATATCACACCTAAAAGAAATATTTATTCGGGTATAGGTCCTTTTAGTACAATAAATTGTGCTCTTGAAGACATTCCTGTTTTTAGTCAAAGAGTACCATTCTACATGTGGTCTATTGCGAATAAACCAACAATATTTGGAGGACAAATAAATAATTGGGATACCAATTTAAATTTTTCAACTGAATTATTTTCTCACAGATATCAAGACTTAGATAGATTATTACAATCGTCTAGATATTTTAGACCTAATAATTTTAACCAAACTGATTATTTTAAAGGATATATATATGCGGTGAATTCTTCAGGTAACATTGACGCTGATGTCTCTTATTGGTACAAACCAACGGCACCTCAACAATCAATTTTAATGGGAGCTCCTTTTTATTTTTATTTTGGTTTAAGACAAGGTAGAACGGCCTTTGATAAATTTGCAGAATCTTGGGTAGATTTTGATGATATAACATATTAATGAGTAGTAGAATAGAAGATAGAGTAGTATTGGGGTCTTTAAGGTACAAGTCAGCACCTAATAGCAACTTATTATTTCAAGTACCGTTAGTACAGACGGTTAAAGAAAATATTGAATTTGATAGAACTATCAATTTTGATTTACAACAGTTATATGATGACGAAAGACAAAGGTCAACAATATTCAGACCTATCGCTAAATTATCATTATTGTTTGATAACAAATATTCTGGTGTTACATCATATTATCCATATAAATCATCATTGTATTATGAAAATGTACAATCATTAGTTACGAATATTTGTACATTAAGCTCAATAAGTCTTTATTCGGGATATCCTCAATATTATGAATTTGATTTTATGAGGATTGATAATGATATCTCAGGTTATACTTCTCCTGATGTTACCAATAACATACATAAATTTTTTATTAATAAAAGTGCTGACACATATAATTGGTCCATTAACATGAGTTATGCGTATGATAACATTAAAAATAAACAAATGTCCGCATTTGATAAAGATTCTAACACTACTTTAAATTGGGTGGCATCTGATGGAATACCATTTGTTGTTTATAGAACCATGGACCAAAATCAGACAGTTATTTCATTTAGGTGCCCTATAACTCACGGACTTTCAGTTGGGGAATATGTTAAATTAAGTATTGATTATTTAGGTCAAGATACGTTCCAAGTATATTCGTTAGGTGACCCATACTATGGGACTGATGAATATATTTTTAATATTTATGATATTGGATTTACAGGTACCACATTTGTAAGTGGTGTGACGGGTACTTTTAAAAGAATAATTGATATTAATAATAGTGGTGATACTATTTCGGAATATTATGTTAGAAGACATAAAATTTTAACTGAAAGTGATGATTTAGTATTAGGTAAATCAGGATTTGAGCAACAGATATTTAAACAACAAAAAAAGAATGAAAGGGCAACCTATACACCAAATAAACAAAGTAGAATATCATTAAAAAATGGTAATACTGTGTATACGGCCTCATTTAATGAAGACATTGACATTTCATCATTAAGAGATAATCAAAATAGACCCTTAAGTGAATTATTTTACACTATAGTGTGGAAAGGTTATATGGGTTGGACTTTTGGTTTGTTAAGACCTGGTGGTGGTTATTATGGATTAAAACAAGGATGGGAATTTAATATACAACCATTAAGTACCAACCCTAACGCACCTAATAATTGGTGGGATAATTCTAACACGAATTCAGATGCGGGATTTTCGGTTTTAAATTATACAACTACATTAGGAATACCTGGAAAACCATTTACATATATAAGACCAGTACAAAAGGGAGATATAGTTTTAGGAGATTACTGTGAGTGGAATAACTCGGAACAAACTGAAAGAGTTATTTCTGATTTATATCATAAATTTAGGTTTAATCCTTATTATTTTAATATTGGACTAACTCCTGACTCAAACCCATTTGGTGATAATTGTCGTGGTTACTATTATAAGCCACACTATCCTTTAAAAATAAGGGCGTTCTCTAATTATCTTGAAGAAGCTGATAGCCAAAATGTTGTAGGTATACCTGATTATGCTTATTACTCTACGACAGTTAACCAATTTATTTGGAGGGATTTATACCCATATGGGTTTATTGACACTGAAAATGTTGGGGTTAATTATCCATATTTAAATAACGCCCACTACCCATATAGAGATATTATTTTCAGATTAATTAGTGAAGGGGATACTTATGATTATGGGATAACAAATAATACCGTAGTTGCGGAACCAACTGTTGACGATTGTGAATAATAAATATAAATTTACTGTACCAGGGACTAATCAAAGTATATCTATTCCCATAGAAATCCAATGGGATTTTTTAGGGAGAGACGATAGTATTGATGTATATCAAGAAGATGTATTAAGAGTTATTGCGGGTTTACCTGAAGACTTTGAGGTTTTAAGGTTTGCTCATGACTCTTATACTAATAAAGAAATAACTTTGATAGATTATGAGTTTTATTTTTATTCTGGAGTCCCATCAAACGTTACCGCATCAACAATAACTGATTGGGGAAATAGTTATATATCTGAAGGATTTACAGGTCAAGAGTTATATTACAAAGCAAAACCTTTTATTAAATCATTCTTCAAATTAGATTTTTATGATACGACCGATAGTGTAAAACAAGTTAATTGCTTCACAATAATTTTACCTGCTTATAATGGTATTTTTGAAAAAATAAATATATCACCAACACTAACAAATGTTAATGTTGATAAACCTAAATTCTTATTAGATTATATACCATCACCAAGTAAACCGTCAAAAAAAGAAGGGTTTTTTATTTATTGGTTAAAATCAAAAACATTTGTGGATTTAGATACTTTTTATATGAGTGTTAAATTTTTTGATGCTAAGCAAGGTGTTTATGTAAGAATGATGACAGTTCCACAATCTTCACTACCTAATAAATTTGTATTTAATAATGATGATTATTTCTATAATAAAGTAGTCCTAAATTATAATACTAAAACGTATATGATTTATGATTATTTAGGAACTAGAGTGGGTGTTGGTAACCCAATAAAATGGTATGAATATGTTAACCCATAATGGATGATAGAATATATAATATAAGAATATCCCCTGAAGTAATTAATGGAGATATATTCTTAGTTAATTTTACTGGTGACTCTTATAATGAAGAATTTGATATTGAGATTTGTTGTGACATTTTCACAAGTGCTGTAACTAAGTATTACACAGGTCAAACCTATGTGTATTCGTCAATGACTGAAATACTTTCAGGAGGTACAAATGGAACTTCATTATTAACAGGGTTAACCATCCCAATATTTTTATCTGAAACTTGTATAGATATTGGGTATTATTCAACGTTTGATGGAGCTGTTTTACAGAAAGATGTAATGACTAATTTTTTATTTTCATCAACAACTCTAAATCCATATGAGTATTATTTTTATAATACATCTGATATTAACTCATTAAATTACTTACAGTTTTCCGATTATAAAGTAGATTGGGGTGATGGAACACCAGCTCAAACGGTTAGTTTTACTGCACCATTTTTCCAATCACATACGTATGTCCAAAGTGGAGATTATACTATATCTATGTCAGGTATGAGTCCTTGGGGATATAACATTGTGAAAAAAGATATTACAGTACCTTATACAAATGTAACAATCACAAATCCAAACGGGACTGCTTATTTTGTTCCTGCAGGTGGAAATTGGTCCGCAACTCCAATTATGTATGATTATATTTTTAGTGGTGATTCTAATTGTGACTTAGACGTTTATAATTTTTCGGCAACACCAATAACAGTTACAGGTTACACAACATCAAATGTTAATGGGTTACAAGTTTATGGACCCAAATATAATTTATTTGGGGGTAATTTTAAATTAGGGGTCCAAGTAACGGGAACATCTGGAAATATTGGGACATATTGGGGACCTGACCCATCAAATACTTACACCGCCTATACAATTAATGACATTGACTATTATGATTATAACGATGGAACTACAATATTCATTGTTCAAACATCGGGAATAACATCAGATATGTTAGTTTGTTCAGCATTAACAAAAAATGAAGTATTATTAAACGTTATTGATGAAGCAGAAGTACAAACTGATGTATTTATTGATAGAGGAAAAGTAAGTGCTTACGAAAGAGTACAAAGATTAAATGAAGTTGATAATATTGGTGAACTTACTAATTACGGATATAAGTTCTTCAATATTGTAAAATATTAAATAAAAATAATAAATTAATAACTAAATAAAATGGCAACTGGCGTTTACGGTACTATAAGACCCGCAGATGTTTCACCTGAAGATGTTGAGATAATTTTAAATTATACCCCATCTAGAGATGAGACAAACAATTTTCTATTAACAAAATTGGATGCACCATCAATACTTAAACCGTATTTTAATAATGCTGACACTGGTGGTAATGCTAATGTTGAATTGTTAGGGGGTTTATATAATTTAACATTACCTTCCGATGTCTTTAATAGAATAGGTATATATACCCTTTATATAAGACCTGCTCAAATTAGAACTACAATTTTGGATTGTGGTGTTTTATCCGCACTACCTAATGTTAAAGGTATAGTAATTGATTTAAATGCGGTTCCAACTAACTATAGAAATAAATTTGTTAATCAAGGATTAGTTGGTTTTAGAGTTGAGTATTTAAATTCTGATGGTACAAAAGTACCTAATTTTTTTAGATTAATTACCTCATCATTCTTTTGTGAGCCTGTGGTTCAAAATTTAACAAATACATCACAAAAAGCGATACGATACAGATATACCGATAGTAATACTAATTTAATATTTTGCACTTTATCACCATCATCGGCACCCACAAATAAACCAAATGCCACTCCATACATTGGGCAACCTGACCAAGATATTATTATAACTAATACATTTTTTAATCCAATAACTTTAGACATTGAATTGGCGGAACACGATTTCTCAACATTGGCAATTGCTCTTTATGGTAACCAAACTAAGTCAATGGATGACGGGATTTACACTGTTTACGACAGTAATAACAATATCTACAAACAATACAATCTTTATGAAATTAGAGACCAATTTAATAACCTATTGTATGAAGTTAGAGAAGATAGAGGTAATAACATTGATTTTAGTAAAAACTTTACAAATATAACTGAATAATGGCGATTAAAAAATATACTTGCCCACCACAAAAAGCGTCAGGAGCGGGAACATTTTCCGATGAATTAGTTGGATTTCAGTTAGTGCAAGGTGGTGGGTTAACTCAAGGTAATTTTGAGTTCACAACATCGGTTACGGAAAAAGTTAATAGAAATTTTAACACAGGAGTTTTCTCCAACCCCATCAATTTAGAAGGGTTAGGTGTGAATAGTATTGATGAATCTAAAGCTTTATTTGAAAACAATTTTAAAGTATATCCAAATTTTGATTTATCTCAGATTACTAATTTCACACTATATGGGTCAATGGTTAAAAGAATGTCAGTTTCTGTGGAAAAAATCATTAATTATTTCCCTGGAGCTATAGAGTCTAATTTTTTAGGTAAAGATTATACTACAGGACCAAGTGCTACTAATATAATATATAACCCTCAATTTGATGAAACTAGTTTTGATTTATCAATTTCAAAAATAAGTAACCCATTTGGTGTTGATTTTAGTGTTAACGCCACAAGGAATATGGAACTAAATGAAGTTGAAGTTTCCGAGTTAAGGAATATGACAACTCAATATGGTAAGTATTCATTGTATCTTAACGATAACGGGTATTCCGTAAAAAGAATTGTATCAACAACATCATTGACATCTGGGATATTAACTATTGTTGTTGAGGGTAACCCATTTTCGGGTGAATCAACCACCAATCAAACTTTAATTATTAGACCTAATGATTTAGAAGTTAATAAAGTTTTAAATGAATCGTTAGATGAGGTTGAAGATTTTTTACTGAATAGAAATGTAAACCCAAAATATACTGCAACATTCAAGATACCTAAAGTAGGTGATGATGGAACATATTATACCGAGTATCAAAATTTAACTTGGCCTTTATTAGGTAAGTGGAACTTAGATATCATAACGGGGGCATTCACTAATTACTTAAATAAATTAAACGAGGTAAGTATATCATTTGACGAATATAAGACAAATTTAATTTCACGGTTCTTAACCACAGGGGCCTTCAATGAGTTTGATACCATTGGTAGAAAAGTTGAGAAAGTACTACAAATTTATGGTAGAAGTTTTGATGAAACAAAAAAGTTTATTGATGCGTTAGCATATATTAATTCTGTTAATTACAATGTTGGTAATGACATACCGTCACAACTTTTAAAAAATTTAGCACAAACATTAGGATGGAGAACAAATATCTCACCAATATCTAATGAGGAATTATTAAATTCTGTTTTTGGTCAAAAAAATACTGATAAGTCGGCATTTAGTGGTGTTGATAGTGTAATGACACCTGATGAATTAAACTATCAATATTATAGAAACTTAGTTTTAAATTCGGCTTACCTATTTAAATCCAAAGGTACTAGAAAATCAATTGAAACTTTATTAACACTAATTGGTGCACCTGAAGCGTTGGTTGAATTTAATGAGTATGTGTATTTAGCAGACCAAAAAATTAATATGACTCAGTTTGATTCATACTATGCTCAAATATCGGGAGGTACGTATGTTCAAAATACGCCAGCATTAGACCCAAGTTATTTGTACTCTATAATGGGGGTTACGTATACAGGGTTCACAACTCAAGTCACGTTGCAAGATGTTAATATTGGTAGAGAAGAATATCCGATAGATGATAACGGTTTCCCATCGGCACCTGAAGATACGGAAGATTATTTTTTCCAAATAGGTAGTGGATGGTTTGAACAAACACCTCAACACAGGGCGTTAGAACAAGTTGATTTAACTAATAGCGTGTTTACTGGGTCCAACCCTAATTACCAAACGGTTTTAGAACCGTATTCATATGGACAAGTTTATTTAAATAGATTCCGTGAGTTTCCGTTCATGGATATCGGGTTTAGATTAAGACCAACTATTGATAATAATAAAAGTTGGACTGATAGAGAAATTGGTTTAAGAAGTAATTTAGATGGTAATTATAATGCAAGATATTTTACTAGTGATGATAAGTTAGTATTAAATGTTAAAAACGTTGATTTATTTTTAAATCCTGCCCAAGGAATCGCATACGACATATGGTATATGTCAAGACAATATAATTTCCCAATACCTAATGAAGGGTTAAATTATGTACCACAAATTAGTCAATTTTACAGTATTAGCTCAATATACCAACCAGGTTCTGTTGATATAACTTATAGTGCTTCTACTATCATACCACCATTGTTTGATATAACATTTAATTTTACAAATGTTTTAGGTACAATAAGTGGTGACGTAAGTGTAACTACAGGTATAACAATTTCGGCGGGTAGTACAACAGGTGTTACTAATGTAATATTACCTGATGATTATAGTGGGTTAACATTGACCAGTACGTTTACAAATATAAATGCAAATCCTAGTGAAATTTCATATGGACTTAGTGTTGTACCGTCATTCATTTCGGGTACAAGTGAAACGGTATTACCAACGCAATTTTACACTGTTTCACCGATAAACATTTACCCTAATAAAGGAGGTATTGATTGGACCGAAATAAATCCACAGCCAAAAATACAAACATTTTTTGAGTTCGCTCAAACTTTTTGGACTAATACCATTAATGTTAGAGATAGACAATTCAACTCAACTAGAACTGGAGGTTACCCAACATTAGGTTCTATTTTTTGGAGGTATTTAGAATCTGAAGGCAGAATTGGTGTAAAGAACGATAATTTTTCATACAAAACAATGATAGAATATGTCAATGGTCTTGGTGATTATTGGATTAGACTTGTTGAACAAATGATACCTGCGACAACCATATGGAATACAGGTGTTAAATATGAGAATTCAATCTTCCATAGACAAAAATTTGTATGGAGAAGACAAAGAGGATGTGAAATCATTCCTGTACCTTGTAAACCTTGTGAATTAACGACAAATATATTTCCTGTTGATTGTCCTGTACAATCTACTGAATGTCCTGTTTATCCTTGGGATACAAATCCACAAATACAACAATTTAGTGGTGTTTTGGCTTATTTATTAAATCAATATTTGACCGCCAACGGTTATACATTAAATGATTGTTTAATAAATTCATTAAACTCAAGTTGGTTTGTTGATATTAGAATAAATGATGTGGTAATTGTTCAAACACCATTCTTTAATGGGGTGGGATTAACAGTACCTAATATTAGTTATCCGACTACAACTACGGCTTGGTTATCAGGATTAACTGATTCATTAGAATCTTTAAAAATCTATGGATATGATTATTATTTTACAACTGAAGATACTGTTGTTGTATTTAATAATATTTGTTCTGAAGATGATGATGGTGTTAATTTAAAAATTAATGTCGGAATAAATTTTAATATATTATGTAATTAATGTCTTGTCCTTTATCATATAGTTTAAATATAACAGGTGATTGTTCTAATATAAATGTTGGGACTTTTGAACTTAGTATTCTTGGTACGGCACCTGATTATACAATACAATGGATTAGTCCTGCATCTTATGGTACAATTGCTTTAGGACCTGGGGTTACAACATATAGTGAGAGTGGATTATCTGCCGCGACTTACACATTTAATATTATAGATAGTTGTGAACCTAATACAGTAGTTCCTGTTAATGTTTATATATCAAGTGGGACTTGTGTATCTATTGAATCGTTTGAAGATACTTTATGTGGTGAGAATAATGGTTCTTTAAGTGCTGTTACAAGTGGGTATTATGGGACAGCAACTTTTTCATTGTATGATTCTGTTTATGGTTTTATAATGTCAGCATCAACCGCTGGTAATTCTTATCAGTTTACTAATTTATCCGCAAGTACATATTATGTAATTGCTAATGATGGTGGTGGTTGTACAGGTCAAAGTGAATCTGTTATAATTAAAGACTCAAGTACCATAGATTTTGGTTTTTATGTTGTTAATGATGCGGGATGTGCGGTTAATTCAGGTAAAATATTTATAACAGGGTTAACGGGTAATCCTCCGTACACTTATTTATGGTCTAATGGTCAAACAACATCAAGTATTAGTGGATTAACCGCAGGGTTTTATAATGTTACGGTAACTGATAGTACAGGGTGTGCGGTTAATAAAGTAACTTCAGTTTCAGAAGTACCTAGTGTAGGTATTGCGTCTATTTTAACAACAGACCCATCTTGTTATTCTTCGGATGGTGAAATTACTGTTATTGTTACGGGCGGTACTTCACCGTATAACTTCTCCGCCTCAACATTAGGTAATTACTTTACATTTGACACTGAATACACATTTACTAATGTATCTAGTGGGAATTATAGTATATTAGTGACTGATGCGGGACTTTGTACTACAAGTGCAACAATAACGGTCACAACTCCAGGAGGATTTTCGGTTGTATCGTTTTCGTATTCTCCAACGGTATGTGGGGCATCTGGATATGTCACGATAGTATTGAATGGAGGGTCACCACCTTACAACTACACTTTAAGTGAAACAGGTGGGCCAACTACAACGCAAACAACAAATAGTTCAACTTGGACCTTTAATAATTTATTCTACGGTGAATATACTTTAACAATATCTGACGATGGTCCTTGTGAATATAGTAATACCTTCACAATTGAGAATGATAATGCGTTTATTTTGTCAACAAGTGTTACAGGTACTACTTGTGGTGATGATAATGGGATAATAACTGTTGAAGTTTCAGGAGGAACACCTTCTTACACATATACTTTAGATGGTAGTGAAATTGTTATTAGTCCTTTAAGTTCGGTAACTTTTACTAATCTAACATCAGGATTACATAGTATAAATGTTGTGGATGATAATGGGTGTACCCAAACAATATCGGCAAATGTGGCAACATCAAGTGATGTTGATTTTATTTTAGTACCGACCGATGCTTTAGGGGGTAATAATGGTTCAGTAACAGCGTTAATAACTAGTGGAGAACCACCATTCACATTAACTTGGAGCCCAAACGCTAGCGGACAAACAGGGTCAACTATAACGGGGTTAAGTGCTGGAACCTACTCATTGACTGTTGTTGATGACAATGGGTGTGAGTCAACTACGGAAGTTATAGTTAATGGTAATGTTTTATTATCATCTTATCAAGTTTATAGCGTTTGTGATTCTGACTTATTAAATTATGGTGAAATAATTTTAAAAGGACCTAAACAGATGTTACTTGATGGGTTTTATAGTTTAAGTTCGGGGGATACAAATTGTATTTTGAATCAGGCTATATTTGAAGCATCCGTTACAGTTAGCGGAGTTACCACAACCCAAACATTTTTTACGGGAGAAACTTTAAATGATTACCCAACTACCCAACAATGGAATGATGTTATTGGAAGTTTAATATTAGGGTATGATGGTATTGGTTCTGTTATTTTTGATATTGAAACTAATCAAATGACTATTTTAACTGATTGTAATTCCGAAATTTCATTAAATGATGCTAATATTATAATTAATATGATAATTCATTACGATATTTCGTGTGTCGCTTGTTATTGTCCCGTACCTGAATTTACCCCTATTAATTGTGAAATAACTGAAGAGTATTGTGAAACCGAAGAAACTAAAGTAATCTATGATATTAAATGGCCTTTATTTGGAATTGATTTATTAGACAATTTGGATATTATACCTACTAGATGTCAAGAGTTACCAAATTATCCTGATTGCGGTGTTATTGAGAGTAAACAAATTGAGTTTAGAAATGCTAGAAATGCCTATTTGTCTTATATAAATAATTATCTTTTAGCCCTTTCAGTGGGTAGAATTAGTTATGCCCAATCCATTCCTGTTGTATTACCACCATCTAGATACGAGGGTGATTATTTTTACAATGGGCCTGAAAATGTTGGGTGGACGCAATTCAAGGTAATACAAGGATGTAGTTGTAAAAAAATATTTGAGGAAAATGGTTTAGTTGGGCCTCAATATGACTTTGATATCGTATGGTTAACTGAAGTCCAATCATATGGTGATTTACCATTAACAGGTAATTTTGGTGAATTTTGTTTTGTTATAGACGATGGTGTTTTTTATAAATGGGACCCTAATACAAATACGTGGATTAATGAAAGTTCACCAATAATAGGTTATCCTGATATTGAAGATTGTGCTGCGGTACAAAGAGCTCAAAGAGATTATTATCTTTTATCATTAAACCAACTTATGTTGGTTTGGAGGTCTTTTACTTGGTCGTCATTTCATATCCCATTATACCAAATTTTTAAATATAATAGTTAAATATAATTTATATGGATATTTGTGATTATCTAAACGGAAATATTATTGGGACTGGTACTACTGAGTCTGATTGTACTACTTGGGGGGATATATATTTATATGCTAATAATTCAAAAAACGCATTCATCCAAGCATTAAAACAATTTATAAACGCTGCAACACCATGTACTTCAGGTGAAACTTGTGGTGAGGTATACCAAGAAAAAATATACCAAGATTTTTGGGAGGGATGTTTCATTGATTACCATAAAAAATTCCAAGTGTTTTTTAACATGATGCAATGTTCACCACAAACAGGGGTTCAAAATGAAAGTATTAATTTACCAACAAGTGGAGGTACTATGGTTTCTTATAATTACACTGTGGATTATGGGGATGGTAGTTTTGATTTAACGATAGCCGAAGAATATCAAACAATGGAGGCGGAATTTATGTGTTGTATTAAAAACATAATGGTATTAATAATGGGTGAAACTTTTGAAGGTACATCATACGTCAATTTTAATTACATCACTTAAAATAAATTGTTGATAAGAAAAACTTCTGAATTATATTTCCTATATGGTTAATAATTTAAAATTTGTTTCAGCACAACCTGATGTTCCATATTTTCATTGGCAAATAAAAGTCTACGTACATAATTTTATTGAAAAGGGTATAAATCCAAATAACATTCACGTTCTTTTAGCGATGGTTCACGGAAAAAAAGAACCTAGTGAAGAATCATTACGTTTAAAAGATATGGGTATAAATGTTCATCATTATGTTGATGAGAGAGAAAAAAAACATTATATCCCTAACATTAAACCGTTTTTAATTTATAAATGGCTAGAAGAATATCCTGAATATGGTAAATCTTTTTTTCTGCATGATGCTGACATTATTTTTAGAGAGTTACCCGACTTTGATAAATTAATGGGAGATGATGTAATTTATCTTTCCGATACTGTAGGTTATATTGGGTACAATTATATTATGGATTGTTGTGAACGGTATGAGAAACAACACCCAAATTCCGAAAAAGGTCAGTTAATTCAAGAAATGGTTGATATTGTTGGGATTGACGTTGAATGTGTTAAATGTAATCAACTTAATTCAGGTGGAGGACAATATATAATAAAAAACACTGATTCAGAAATTTGGAAAAAAATATATGACGATTGTGTTCCATTATATGACCAAATGTTAAATTATCAAAAGAGATTCCCTATAAGTCCTGGTGAGATTCAGTTTTGGACCGCTGAGATGTGGTCAGTATTATGGAACTTATGGTATTTTGGTAAAGAAACTAACATTACCAATGATTTAGATTTTTCTTGGGCGACTGATACTGTTAATTTATATGAAAAAAAACCAATACTTCATATGGCTGGAGTGACTCAAGATTTAAGAAATACAAAATTCTATAAAGGGGATTATATTAATCAGGACCCACTTCAAAAACTTGAAGAAAATCCTAACTATTTTAATTATATAGATAAACATAGCTCAACCATTAAATATATTGAAGTTATGAAGTCATTAATTAATAAAAAAACCAAATAACACATTATTTATATAAAAAAAACTGTAATGTCAGAAAACGTTAATGAATGTTCACCTATAACCATTTTCCCTATGGGTGTGGTATGTGTTGTGACTAATCCTAGTAAACCTAGAGCATCTAACGGTACCGCAACTTTAATTATAACAGGAGGGACACCACCATATAATATTGTGTGGGAAAATGGGAATAATACAGTTTCAATAGATAATCTGTCGGAAGGGTCTTATTCGGCAACAATAACTGATTATTATGGTGATTTTATTATTAATACAACTTGTGTTCTAACAACTCAGGGGACAACTACTACCACAACAACATCAACAACAACATCTCAACCAACTTATGATTTTTGTATGGTTATTTCATATTACGATTATGTTGGTAAACAAGTTACTGAAGTTAACTTGCTAATTCACTTTAACCCTAATGGATTATATGACGGATACCCAACTTGGATTTCAGATGATATGTTATATTCTATAATATGGGATACAGTTGACAACAGATGGGAATTGGTTGACACATTAACTAATTTAGTTGTTATAAATAATAACCCAGCATACCCACCATTAAGTGGTTGGAACATATTAGGTGTTGATGGAAGTGTAACTGTTTACGAAGGTGAATGTCAAAATAATGATAATTTAACCATAAGTGCAAGTGTTAATTATAAAGGTTGTGATTACAGTTGTTTAAATTCTATCACAATTACTGGTGGCGGAGGGGTACCACCTTATCAATACTCCATAGATGGGGGGGTTACTTGGGTGAGTAGCCCAATATTCCAAGGAATATGTAATGGGTTATATTCACCACAAATAAAGGATTCATTGGGTACTATCGTCGCTAGCAATAATATAACAGTTATAGGAATACCTTGCTAATTTTTAAAATAAGATATTTATAAATAAAATATGAGTTATATAATAAAAAATACATCAGCGTTAATTAATAGTAGGTTAACTGATACGGGAAGACAAAGGTTATCCGAAGGTAATTTTAATATTTCATATTTCCAAATTGGGGATAGTGAGGTGTCATATGATGTATTACCAAGTTCGTATAACCAATATAATACGATGATATTGGAACCAGCATTTAATGCTCAAAATTCAAGTGGAGTTCCTCAATCAAACAAACAAAATGTTAAATATCCTTACTACGTTGATGGTTTTACGGGTAATACTTATGGGATTCCTTATATGGATTCAGTAGTAAGTCCTGTATATAATAGGGCGGAGCCTAGAGGTTTTTTTACGGGAATTACGGTTAATGATTTTACATCTTGGAGTGCTTATACTGATAATAGTCATACTATTAACTCTAATTATATAGTTGATATGACTACATTAAATGGGTCAAATATCATTGAAATTATTTATTCTGGTTGTAACCTAAATATAGGTAGATTACCTCAAGTTGGTGATTTTATTACAATATATTATGATGGTATGGCTAAACAAGATTGTGGGTGTGGCACTGAAACTACCACAACAACCACAACCACCACTATACCACCAACCACAACGACAACGACAACAATACCTTGTGAAACAACTACTACTACAACAACAGTGTTCCCAACACCGACCCCTGTAGAAGTACCTAATTGTGCGATGTCAATGTATAGCTGTTATCCAATATTAACATATAGGATTATTGATGTATGTCATAACCAAATCACATTAGATAGACCTACACCTGACTTTACTTATTTGTTGGGGAATTGTTATTCCCGAACTTTAATATACCCACCAGCAATGGTACCTTTTTATGATAGTGAAACTCCCTTACAACATTTTGGAATTGATGTGATTGATTTTGAATCAGTTTGTAATACTGACCAATTAGATGTTAAGATATGGAATATGAATATTCCTTGGTCAGAAACTTTAGCTGGTATTAATAATTCGGTATATAAAGGATTTAGTGACTTTGGTTCGGTTGATTATATTGGAACTAAAGAATATTTGGGGTATCAATCAAGTTCAGGTCAGACCGATACTGATTCGGTATATTTTTATAATTCATTTGATGAAAAGGTTGTGGTAACACCTGAAGAACAAAAGGCTATTGCTATTATTCATTACACTAATCAAACTATTGATTTTGTTTATGGTGAAAAATTCGCATTAGAACCATTAGACCCGAATGTACCTGAAGATACTTTAGGACAAGCAAGAAATTTTAAAATGTGTTTACCTTGGTTAATGTGGCATAAAAACCCTGATTGTTGTCAAGGGCAATGTTTTTATGTGGACCCTCCAGGATTTGAGGAGTTTGATTTATTTCAAGTAGAATATATTGAGTCTAAGAAAAACATTGATATGAATTTACCTGGTATTCGTTACTATCATCTTTGGGATACTAACCCTAATAGTAACGGATTACCTAATAGAATTGGGAAAGTATTTCCTGACCACAAAATTGTGGTTATAGACGATGAGGAGATTATAGCTGCAATGTCGTATAAATCAAATAGAAACTGGACATTACCAGCACCTAAAACATCTTTAGTTACACCTAATACTTGTGGAAGTGAAAGTCAATCAACCCAAGGAGTTTTAACGGGTAATACTGAATATATGTATGTTACTTATAGATTAAGTAATGATATGTCATTTACCAATTCATTACATTGCAATTATTACATTAAACAACAGGGTCCTAATCTAAATTGTAATGATATTTCATCACAAAATGTTGCGGTGAGATTCGGAGGTGAATTTGGGTGTTTAAATTACCAACCGTACAATCCATCTACAACAACTACCACAACAAGTGTCTATACAACAACTACAACAACCATTTGTCCGACGAATTGTGATATTACAACAGGATATTTAGGAACCAAATTTGAAATAATTTGTCAAAAAGTAACTGGTGATGGAAGACCTGACCCTACGGATTGGAAAATTATTGATTTCACCGATTTATTATCTGCAACCACAATTAATGGTCACATTACTCAAGATGGATTGACAGGTACAACATTTGTGATTACTGATGATTTATATAACAATGCCCCCACTTATGATTTAAGTGATTATCTTGATTTAACAACACTTGGTGATACTGGTACCCAACTTAATTTTGGTGATGAGTTTTATTTTTATGGAACACTTGAAACGGATATTCAAGCAACTATATATGAGATGAGGTACAAAATTAATTTAAGTCAAGCCGAATTCCAAGCAAGTTCAAACCCTGGATGGGTCAATGGTACAACATCTTACATAACTGAAGTTGGACTTTATAATTCTAAAAAAGAGCTTATGATTATATCAAAATTGCAATCACCAACACCAAGACAAGGGATTCAGCAATTTGTTATAAAATTTGATTTTTAAAATTATGAGTAAAACCTTAAAAGAAAGCCCAAAAGTTTTGGGTTTAGATATCTCAACTCGTACCATAGGGTGGGCGTTATTTGATATAAAAAATCAAGAATTATTAGAATTGACTCACATATCGCCAAGACCAAAATCAAAAGATAATGGTGAGAATAGTAAAATAAAAGAACTATTATTAAAGGCCGAGATATTTAGAACCAAATTACTTGAATATAAAAATTTAGGTATCGTTAAAGTCATTATAGAAGAACCATTATTGAATTCAAACAATATTAATACGGTCCAAACCCTATTAAGATTTAATAGTTTTCTTTGTAAAGAAATATATGATATGTTAGGGATTGTACCTGAGTTTATTTCTACGTATAATTCAAGAAAGTTTGCATTTCCTGAACTAGTCCAACAAAATGATAAAGGGAAATATGTTTTATTTGGTGGTTTACCAAAAGATATTGATAAGAAAATGATTATATGGGAAAAAGTTGCAAAACTTGAACCACAAATTCAATGGTTGTATACTAAGAACAATACCCTTAAAAAAGAAAATTTTGACCAAACAGATGCCTATTGTTGTGTCCTTGGTTATATGAAACAACTTGAAGTTTGGTAATTATACACTTTCAGTAAACCATTCTGGACCTGATAAAATAGTAATCATTTCTGAGTTATTATACGGACCTTCCATATAACTTAAATCAATAAGAAATGTAGGGTCAGTTTCCGATTGCCATCTTATAAAAGTTTTAGTACCGTCAATACTAAATCCCAATTCAGAAATACTTCTTTCTAAAATTTGATTAAAATCAACTTTGCTAAGTTCTGATGTTAAAATAATTAAATACTTTCTCATAAACCAAATCTATCTTTTTCTGAATTAAAATTATTGGTGACCTCAGTAGAGCTTAATTCTCTGTTATATATTCTAATAATAGCGATATAACCTTGGAAATATTCTTGAGGCGAACCTGCTTGGAACCTACCAACCCGTAAACTAGAAACGTTTGTAACTGTCCCAAAAGGGTCCCCATTACTACCAACTGAAGTACCGTTAAGATATAAATTACCACCACTTGGGCCGTGTGTTGCAACAACGTGAGCCCATGTATTTGCGGTTAATACTGTTGGTGATGATGTATAATTAATTGCCGAACCATCAGCAATAAAATTAATATTTCCCGATGTATTAATTCTCAATCTATAACCGTTATTACTATCTTTTGAAATTATATTAGGGCTATTAGTAAACCCTGTTGGTCTAATAAACGCCTCAACAGTACAACCCGTTGATAATTGTATTGATGCGTTATTACCATCTAACCCATCATCACCAGCACCATCAAAAAGTAAACTACCATAAACTTGAGGTATATTTGGAAAATACGTAACACCCGAACTTAAGACGGTATCGTTATTATTTGTTGTTAAATCAAGTAAATTGGTACTCCCTGAATAAGAATTTTCATTACCCGCATCATACCATAAAACTAATCCTGACTGAGTTAGATTACAACTTGGACAACACCCCACGGCTGTTACAGACCCAGCACCTGAACGGGATGGGGTAGTACTGGAACATACATATACAGGACTCTGAAAATTATTTATAATAATTGGTGATGTTGCGGCCTCATCACAACAAGGGGTAAATGTAAATGTTGTATTCGCAGGAAATGAGTTTGACACCAATTCATACTGAAGACAACTACAAGTTGGTGTTGGTGTTGGTGTTCTTGTTGGAGTAACGGTTCTTGTAGGTGTATTTGTTGGTGTTCTTGTTGGAGTAAGAGTTCTTGTTGGTGTATTAGTAGGTGTTCTTGTTGGAGTAACGGTTCTTGTAGGTGTATTGGATGGTGTTCTTGTTGGAGTAACGGTTCTTGTAGGTGTGTTGGTAGGTGTGTTGGTAGGTGTATTTGTTGGTGTTACAGTATTAGTTGGGGTATTAGTTGAAGTTCTTGTAGGTGTATTTGTTGGTGTTCTTGTTGGAGTAACGGTTCTTGTAGGTGTATTTGTTGAGGTATTGGTTGGTGTAACGGTTCTTGTAGGTGTATTTGTTGGTGTATTTGTTGAGGTATTGGTTGGTGTGTTAGTAGGTGTCCTTGTAGGTGTTACAGTATTAGTTGGGGTATTAGTTGAAGTTCTTGTAGGTGTGTTGGTTGGAGTATTTGTTGGAGTAACGGTTCTTGTAGGTGTATTTGTTGAGGTATTGGTTGGTGTAACGGTTCTTGTAGGTGTATTTGTTGAGGTATTGGTTGGTGTGTTAGTAGGTGTCCTTGTAGGTGTTACAGTATTAGTAGGTGTCCTTGTAGGTGTTGCAGTATTAGTAGGTGTTTGAGTGTTACTTGGTGTTGGTGTAGGAGTTACATCATCAGTACAGATTATTAAAGTTGCGCTTGATAACGTACCAGCATCTACTACCGCAAAATCTTGGATATATAATGACCAAGTACCATTTGAATTTGGTGGTTGTATTCCGTCAAATACAGTAAACTCAGGTGAGTTACCAGGAGCCACCAAAGGAGGTACTGGACAAGGGGCACTAAACGTCATTGAGTTTTGTATTGTAGAGTTATTACCAAATGTACCTGAACTAAATCCATTCCAATCAGGCGTTGAGAAAGACGTTAATGTAACTGTTACATTAGTTGCGGTTGTAACACCACCTATTCTACCCGCAATTAATGAATAAGTTGAATTATCAGGTGCAACTAAAACCATCCCAACGTCCCCAACCGCATTGTGAGAATAACCACTAAGTACAAATTTAACATCTGTAATTGGTGTAACTAAACCTGATACTGTAAAAGTTATAGGGTATACTGATGCGGTTGTATTATCGTTAATTATAATATTTGTCTGATTTGAAGGGAATGAAAAACAGAATTGTGAAGGGGTTTCAGTTAATGTAGGTGTGTTTGTAGGTGTTGATGTTCTTGTAGGTGTATTTGTAGGTGTTGATGTCCTTGTAGGTGTGTTTGTTGATGTCCTTGTAGGTGTTGATGTCCTTGTAGGTGTGTTTGTTATAGTGTTAGTAGGTGTTTGGGTAGGTGTTTGGGTAGGAGTTGGTGTATTAGTTGGTGTTCTTGTTGGCGTCACCGTATTGGTCGGGGTGTTAGTTGAGGTTCTTGTCGGAGTGTTAGTTGGTGTAGATGTTCTTGTAGGTGTATTAGTCGGAGTATTTGTATTAGTCGGAGTATTAGTCGGAGTATTAGTTGGTGTTGGTGTTGGAGTTGGTGTTGGACATATACCTCCAGAACAAAATCCACCTATAGTGAATTCTAATTTAGGACTACTAACAATAGGATTACTACCACAAACTCTAAATGAATCATTACCTGGATTTGTAACACCTGTAACGGTAACATTTGAACAATCAACATAACTATATGTGATAAAACCCTCTATTGTTGTATCTAAAAAGTCAATACAATTACATGGGTATTGAGTTGGTGTTGGTGTTACAGTATTAGTTGAAGTGTTAGTTGGTGTCTGAGTATTTGTTTGAGTTGGTGTCTGAGTACTTGTTTGAGTTGGTGTTACAGTATTTGTAGGGGTATTAGTTGGTGTATTCGTTGCGGTTCTTGTAGGGGTATTAGTTGGTGTGGATGTTCTTGTAGGGGTATTCGTTGAGGTATTCGTAGGAGTGTTAGTAGGAGTGTTAGTAGGAGTGTTAGTAGGAGTAACGGTATTTGTTGGTGTATTCGTTGCGGTATTTGTTGGTGTATTTGTTGAGGTGTTAGTAGGTGTAACAGTATTTGTTATCGTGTTTGTTGGCGTATTAGTTGGTGTATTTGTCGGTGTTATAGTGTTAGTAGGAGTATTAGTTGAGGTATTCGTTGGAGTATTAGTAGGTGTAACAGTTCTTGTTGGTGTGTTAGTCGGAGTTTGAGTTGAAGTAATAGTTGGAGTTACGGTATTTGTAGGAGTGTTTGTTGGTGTCTGAGTTAATGTGTTCGTTGGTGTTAAAGTATTAGTCGGTGTATTGGTTGGAGTTTGTGTTATTGTACCTGTAGGTGTAATTGTGTTTGTAGGTGTGTTCGTAGGGGTTTGAGTAATAGTGTTGGTTGGTGTTAAAGTATTTGTAGGTGTATTTGTAGGGGTGATAGTAGATGTTACAGTATTTGTAGGTGTATTGGTTGGTGTTTGAGTTGATGTATTAGTAGGTGTTATAGTGTTAGTAGGTGTAACAGTTCTTGTTGGAGTATTAGTAGGTGTGTTAGTCGGAGTTTGAGTGGAAGTATTAGTTGGCGTTACAGTATTCGTTGGAGTATTTGTAGGTGTGTTGGTCGGAGTTTGGGTTGAAGTGTTTGTTGGGGTTACAGTATTAGTTGGAGTATTCGTTGGTGTGTTAGTTGCAGTTCTTGTTGGTGTAACGGTATTCGTTGGAGTATTTGTTGATGTGTTCGTAGGTGTTTGAGTTGATGTGTTTGTTGGGGTAATAGTATTTGTCGGCGTATTAGTTGGTGTATTTGTTGATGTGTTTGTAGGTGTATTTGTTGGAGTACCTGTGTTAGTGGACGTATTAGTCGGAGTTTGTGTTGAAGTTATTGTCGGTGTAACAGTATTTGTAGGTGTATTTGTTGGAGTTTGAGTTGAAGTATTAGTTGGTGTGACAGTATTCGTAGGTGTATTAGTTGGTGTTTGAGTGGGGGTCTCAGTATTAGTTGGGGTTATCGTGTTAGTTGGCGTTTGAGTAGGTGTTTCAGTATTAGTTGGGGTTATGGTATTAGTTGGCGTTTGAGTAGGTGTCTCTGTGTTTGTTGGTGTGATTGTGTTTGTCGGTGTGACTGTGTTAGTTGGTGTTTGAGTAGGTGTTTCAGTGTTAGTTGGAGTAATAGTGTTAGTTGGGGTAATAGTGTTAGTTGGTGTTATTGTGTTCGTAGGGGTGTTCGTGGGAGTTTCAGTGTTAGTTGGTGTTATTGTGTTCGTAGGGGTGTTCGTAGGGGTCTCAGTATTGGTTGGTGTTATTGTGTTCGTAGGGGTGTTCGTAGGGGTCTCAGTATTGGTTGGTGTTATTGTGTTAGTCGGCGTTTGAGTAGGGGTCTCAGTATTGGTTGGGGTTATCGTGTTAGTTGGGGTAGGTGTAGGAGTTTCAGTGTTAGTTGGTGTTATTGTATTTGTTGGGGTGTTCGTAGGGGTCTCAGTATTGGTTGGTGTTAATGTGTTCGTTGGAGTGTTCGTTGGAGTTTCAGTATTAGTTGGGGTAATGGTATTAGTTGGGGTATTAGTAGGTGTTTCAGTCGGAGTTGGGGTAATGGTATTAGTTGGCGTTTGAGTAGGTGTTTCAGTATTAGTTGGAGTTATTGTATTAGTTGGTGTAATTGTGTTAGTCGGTGTTTGAGTAGGAGTCTCAGTATTAGTAGGTGTTAATGTATTCGTAGGTGTGTTCGTAGGGGTCTCAGTATTGGTTGGTGTTATTGTGTTAGTCGGTGTTTGAGTAGGAGTTTCAGTAGGTGTATTCGTCGGAGTTTCAGTAGGTGTGTTCGTTGGTGTTTCAGTAGGTGTATTTGTTGCAGTTTTTGTTGGTGTGTTCGTCGGAGTTTCAGTTGGTGTGTTAGTTGGTGTTTCAGTTGGAGTGTTAGTTGGCGTCTCAGTTGGAGTGTTAGTAGGGGTCTCAGTTGGTGTATTTGTTGCAGTTTTTGTTGGGGTGTTAGTAGGTGTTTCAGTTGGGGTGTTAGTAGGTGTTTCAGTTGGGGTGTTAGTAGGTGTTTCAGTTGGGGTGTTAGTAGGTGTTTCAGTTGGGGTGTTAGTTGGAGTTTCAGTTGGGGTGTTAGTTGGAGTTTCAGTTGGGGTGTTAGTTGGTGTTGGAGTTGAAGTTGGAGTCGGTGTTGGAGTCGGTGTTGGAGTTGGGGTTGGGGTTGGGGTCGTAATTAGTGATATACAATAAACAATTTCAAATCGTTCACAACCATCATTTGTTATAATTTTAATACCAACTGCAGGTGCGCTATCAAATTGACTGGGTAATAAAAATGTTGTACTTGGAGGTACTAAAGTATTAATTGTTGCAATTAGAACACATTGATTACCAAATACGTCACAAACGTAAATCTGATATGGGTTTGGTAAACCTGATATGTTACTTATTTCAATTGAAGTCATTATATTACATAAATATTTAATTCACTTTTTTATATCTGAATAAAACTAAGTTTATGCGAGACACTTTTCACAGGATGCTGTAACGGATATAATCGGTGAACCTAAAATTATGTTAGGGTATGTAATTGAACAAAAACTAATTGAACCTTCATCAAAAGTATATGGTGACGGTAATGATTCACCACAACATGGAGTATATTCAAATGTGATAGAATTGCCTTTTGTTGTATTAACAGTATAAGTATAACACTCAGAAAAAGTTGTACAAACAGCACAACCACCTAAATTAGATAATCCTAAAGGACCAACATTTAAAATTATATTATTAACCCCGATTACTTGAGTTGTAATCCCAACATATGAAATACATTTAGTTAATCCGTCAACAGTTGAATAGAATACTTGATATTGTTCTAAAGTCCCTCCTGATGGGATAGTTACGTTATTAGTGGTATAATACATTGTTCCATTGTAACAATCTTGAAATTGTTTACTCACAGGACAATTAATCATTTCATTAACCGTATTAAATGTTACATCACCAGAGTATTGACACGGCCTTTCAACAATACCCGAAGGTGTTGGTGTTATTGTAGGAGTCGGGCTTGGTGTTGGCGTAAACGATAAAATAGTTGCACCAACATTTACACCTCCACAAACATTTGTTGGACTTGGTGTTGGGGTAGGTGTGGGTGTTGTTGTTTGAGTTGGGGTGGGGGTAGGGGTTGGCTCAAACTCGCAATTAAATAACGATTCAAAATCAAAAGTATCACAAGGTGACGTTGTTGTAGTTGTGGTTGAACAAGTTCCTTCAGAAAAATATTCTGAAAGTAAATCAGGACAAACACTAACACAAGGTGATTTACCTGAAAGAAAGCAAGGACCGTCTAAAGACATCGCTAAACACCATTGAGTGTTACCTGTTGAATAATAAATAAATAAACCATTAGATTCCCCAACCCAATAAGGTTTACCGTTATGTAAACCACTCTCAATGTAGTTATCATCATATGATATATTTTCCGTATTTGAAACACAATAACCTGATGTGTTACATATATCACCACAACAATCACTTTCTTCAGAACAATTTTCTTCTTGTAAAACAAATTCACTTAAAACACTTTCACCTGAAACTATTATATCATCTTGATAATAATAAAGTGTTGGTGACATTGGTGTTTCGCAGAATTCATATGAAACACAAGTTCCACTACATTCAGAATAAACATATCCTGAAGGACAAGTATAACCTGATGAATCGTAATTACCTAATGTGTCTTGAACTATAGTAAATTCTGTTTGGCCTGATGTTGTGAATATTATATAAGGTTCTAATGCCGCATAAGTCGTTAAACCAGTTAATGTTGCTAAATCACCATCATAAATCTCACATCCAAAACCACCTTGACTACCAGCATTTAATCCGTAAACCTCCAAAGTATGGTCACCTGCACCAATCTCAACGGGGTATACGTTCCATCTTTTAAAGGATTGACCGTTACTCGTTGTGAAAGGATTAGGAGGTAAAGAAGTATCTACAATAAGATTACCATCTAAGACAAGTCTAAAATCATCATCAGCCCCAATTCCAACCCAGTATGTTTTTGTTTCAGTAATCCCTGATAAACAAGATGAAAATCCTAACCATTTGTTGAATGGTGGTGCACTTCCACCTGTTGTTGGCCAAATGGCACATCTATTTAAAGGGCCTTCAGAAATAGTGTCACCAACATTTTCCCACGAATCAACACCTGTAACTATAGTATATGTTGCACCTGAACCACATTGACAAAATCCTGGTTGGTAAAAATAACTACCAAATTGTGAATACACAAAAAATGATGTGGCAACCGCCGATAATGGTGATACAGGAGGTGTTGCGGCTGTTGTAATTTCTCTGTAGCAAGATGTTTCGTCATAAACGACCCATCCGTCACCCGCACAAATACTACAATCTGCGGAAGTTGTCATACAATAACAGTAATACCCTCTATCTGTAAATTCATTTACAACAGGGGTTGACTCACAATCTAAAAAACCATCAATAAAGACGGTATTATCGGTGTATAGGGTATTACCTGTTGATGAACTAATATCATTAGGGTCAATTCTGACTAATAAACAATTACAACTCATTATGGTATTAAATTTTCTTCAACCGAGCAACCGTTATTATCCACAATTTTTAAATTATATGATGATTGACCATCCAATAATGTAGGTACGTTAAATACATAAGGAACAGTTGAAATTGTACTTATATATATGCAAGTTGTGATTGGGTCATCACATATGTATATATCGTATGGTTGAACTCCCGAAATTGTGTTTATGGTTATTTGCGTCGGCATTTATTTTGTTTTTAAAATAAATATAAAGGAGGTCAAAAACTTGTGAAGGTTGATTCATATATTATTTATTCTTATTTTAGGTGTAATGTCAGACGATAAAGAAATATTGGTTGAATTGCTCAAAGAAATTTTGGGTGATGAGAAACTTCACTACGAACATAGGGGTCAAATCTCATTTGATTGTCCTGTTTGTGATGAGGATAGACACAAGGGTAATCTTGAGGTTAATTATTTCTCACATGTTTATAAATGTTGGTCTTGCGGCGATAGCGAGGGGACTCACGGACCTTTGGGTAAGTTGTTTGATAAATATGGTAATCGTAAACAAAAAAAGGTTTATAAAATCCTCCAACCAGAGGAAAATAAACCCAAAGAAAAGAAAGTTAAAAAATTAACATTACCACCAAATTTCACCCTCTTCAAGGATTCAAACCCAAGATACCCTATATATCAACAGGCATATAACTATCTTAAAAGTAGAGGTATTACTAATGATATAATTGAAAAGTATGGGATTGGGTTTTGTGATAAGGGTAGTCATTCAGGTAGAATAGTTGTTCCGTCATATGATAAGAAAGGTGAATTGAACTATTATATTGCGAGAAGTTGGGACCCCCACACCAAAGCTAAATACAAGAACCCAGAGGCTGAAAAAGATAAGATAATCTTTAACGAAAACCTAATTGATTGGAACAAAGATATCTATTTGGTTGAAGGCGCGTTTGATTCGGTGTTCTTACCCAATAGTATTGCAATGCTTGGTAAACATATGTCGGATTTACTATTTGAAACGATATATAATAAAGCCAAAGGTAACATCATAATATGTTTGGATAGTGACGCTTGGAGTGATGCCACCAAGTTATACCACAATTTAAATGGTGGTGATTTATATGGTAGAGTTAAGATTATAAAATTAACGGGAGATTCGGATGTTGCCGATTTAAGAGGGGAAATAAATGAATATTATTATAATATGCGATGAATTTATACGAGATTAGAGATGAGATTAATGAAATAATCAAAAAGAAACAAGAAGAACTACAATTAACATTCGTTGAGGACACACACACTTATACGATGTTAGATAAGAAAGGTGAGTTAAGGTCTGATTGGCCATCTGTATCAAAAGTTATGAAACTTTTTTATACTGAGTTTGACTCTGATGGAATTGCTGATAAGAAAGCCGCTGGAGACCCTGTTGAGAAAGAGAGGTTATTGAAGGAATGGTCCCAAGCTGGTACATATTCCACAAATATGGGTTCCAGAGTCCACTATTTTTTGGAGAAGAAGTCAGTTGAGATGTTTGGTTTGGACAAAGAAGTGAGGGAACCAATATTTGAGGTTGATTTTACTCAGATATTAAAAGGGGATTCTATGATATCTGCGGGTAGTAGATATTTGGAATTGATGTTAGAAAGAGAAGGTGTTCTATTGGATACTGAAATTGTGTTAGGAAGTAATGAACTTGGATATGTTGGACAACCTGATAAGAAGTGGTTGTTCTTTAATAAAGACAAAACAGAGGTAGGTATTGTGGTAACAGATTGGAAGACAAATAAGAAGAAGAACTTTGAAGCGAATCACTTTACCAAAAAGATGAAATACCCCTTCAATAACTTGGATGATACCGCACTTGGACACTACTTCACTCAATTACCATTTTATGGTAAATTACTTTTAGATATGTTGAAAGGTAGTAAATACGAGAACATTAAGATATATGGATGTATTGTTGTTCACTTAAGTGATGAGGGTGAATATGAGGAATATAGAGTCCCCAAACAAGTTTTAAACACAATACTTGATATGGATATGTCAAAGTATTTGACAAAATAAAACAAATTTAATATTATTAGACTATGGAATCTACAATTACAATTGCATGGTGGTATAACACATCGTGGGATAAAGAAGTTGGAAAAATAAACATCAAATATATAATAAAATGAAACTTTACATGACCAAAACCTATGAGGTTTACGAATCTTATGGACCAATTGAAATTAACTTAGAAGATTATCCTGAACTTGAAGGGAAAACTGAAGAAGAAATTGTTGAACATTTTAACGAAATTATGTACGAAGAAAACATTAAAGGGGGTTCTGAAAGTACATTATCGGACGAGTTTCAGTTTAATACTGAAATGATTAAACAAAAATACACAAATGAGGAAGAAGAAATAGTAAATTACTAATTATGGAAGATTTAATACAACCTAGAATTGACTTAAAGAAACAACCTACGGTAGTTTGTGAGGAATGTGGTAGTACCTATTTTAAAGAAGTGGTTTTAATTAAAAAAGTTGCGGCGTTATTAACTGGTAGTTCTGAAGACACTATAGTACCATTCCCAACATACAGATGTGATGATTGTGGTCATGTTAATGAAGAATTTAAATTATTTGATAATTAATGGAAATTGGTAAAATGAAATATAGTGATGTCAAACCATATTTAGTTGTGATTGCACACACTTATGGTCTAAAATTAAATAGGGTTAAAGAATTTAAAATGGCTCGGTTGATATTAGCTAATTTATATAATATGGGGGTATGACACATAAGGAATTTTATATTTGGTTGGAAGGATATCTATATGGGAAGTTGGAGAACAAACATATAGATATAGCGCCAATTATTGAGAAGATGAGTCAGGTTAAAGATGAGATTGACCTTGATACATTTAAACATTTAGGTAGAAAAACCGCACCTATATTTGAACCTATCACTATTAAACCCGACGAATATGATGACTTGGGTAAACCACCAAAAATTGTAATGTAATGATACAGAAATTAGTACACTTTTCAGACTTACATATCCGACTTTTCAGGGACCACGATTTATATCGTGGGATATTGGTGGATATGTTTGAACAATTTAAGGAAATCAAACCTGATAGAATTGTTTTTACTGGTGATTTGGTTCATTCTAAAAATCAAATGACACCTGAACTTATTGAGTTTGTTGCTTGGACTTTAACTGAATGCTCAAAGATTGCAAAAACAATTCTTATTATTGGTAACCACGACTTTTTGGAAAACAACATGTCAAGATTGGACGCTCTAACACCTATTATTGATTCATTACAAGATGAGAACATTGTTTACTTAAAAAGTAGAGGTGTATATGAAGACCAAAATATTGATTGGTGTGTTTATTCTTTGATGGACCACAACATTCCACCCGACATTCAAAAGTCAGACCAAGTTAAGATTGGTTTGTTCCACGGACCAGTACAAGGATTAACGACCGATATTGGGTATAAATTTGACACAGGATTTGAAACTGATAAGTTTGCAGGTTGTGATATTGTACTTTGTGGGGATATTCATAAAAGACAAGTATTCAACATACCAGGAGGTAAGAAAGCATACATGGTAGGGTCAACCATTCAACAAAACTATGGTGAAACAATAAAGAACCATGGATATGGAATTTACGATGTTGAAAAGGATAAATATGAATTTGTTGATTTGGAAAATCCTAAACCTTTCTTATCATTTAAGATAAAATCATTTGAGGATATCATTAATGGTGATGAGGTTTTAAGTAATGTATAATGTTAATCCAAAATATAATTCAGACATACTTGACTATTGTAAATTAAATAATATTGATGATGTTGAGTTATTCGTGTCCCAGTGTTTCAAACAAGGGTTTGACATAAAAAAGTATGGACTTTTGGGAAAAACACTTAATGAAGGTGAAAAAGACTTAATAAAAGAAGTTATTGTTGAAAAACTAGTGGAAGTCCCTGTTGATAGGATTGTTGAGGTACCTGTTGAAGTTATTGTTGAAAAAGAAAAGATTGTTGAGGTACCTGTTGAAGTTGTGATTGAGAAGGAAATTATTAAAGAAATACCCGTTGAAAAAGTTGTCACAAAAGTTGAGTATATTAGTGACAAAACAACTGAAGATGAACTTGGCGGAGTTATTGCCGAGTTAAAAAATGAAATGTCTAAAAAGGATGAAAAATTAGACGAACTTAGACGAAGTTTAGACATTGCTTTAGACAAACCACCTGTTGAAATTATCAAAGAGGTGGAAGTAATTAAGGAAGTTGAAAAACCAAATGATAAGGTTATTATGCTTCAGGATACATTACAAAAGTTAAGAAGTGAAATGAAAGATAAGAACACCGAAATAGATGGTTTGAAGGGTCTTATTAAACAATTAGAATCAAGATTAAATCCGACAGGTGCGGTATATATGAAAGGTTCAAACATAAACGAAAATTTATAAAGTTATGGTACAATTATTAGCGTGGTTCATTTTAAGTTATGGTTTAATGAACATTATGGTTTACGGCTCAATATTCCAAGGATTGAGGGATGGGTTAAGAAAATGGGGTGAGAATGAACTAACACCATTTAGTGAGTTAGGTACATTTTTACATGGTATTATATCTTGTCCAATGTGTTTCTCAACATGGGGTGGATTCTTTTTGGGATTTTGTGTATATTCACCAGTAAGTTCTTTATTTGGTATTGCTGATGAAATTTCTTGGTTTTTTGATGGTATACTTTCATCAGGAGCTGTATGGGCAATCAATGCAATTGTAGAATGGTTTGAGGAAAATAGAATGTCAAATCAAAAACAAGAGTTAACATATATTGTTAAAGATGAGAATGGTGAAGAAATTATTAATGGTTAATTTAAAATAAAAATGGGAAAGAAAGCTAAAGAACACAGAAAAAAAGTTGTTAAAAGAAATCAACGAATTGCTATTGAAAAAAAACAATTTCAGAAAACTTATAACGAGTTAATGAAAATGAAGTTTGATGAGTTGGCGAAAAACTTTAATGAAATTGAAGGTGCGGAAGTTGTTGACATGATTGAGAATGGTGTTTCTGTTATGGAAAAATCTGAAGAAGTTGAAGATGCAACAATCGTTGATGAAACATTACCAGACCAAGAAGGATAATAAACTATGGATTTATTTAATCCACCACCAAAATTTAATTATACAAAAATGACAGAAGAAGTAACATTAACAACTTTAGATAACCCATATGTCCAAGTGGTATGGGAGGACTACGCTGAAAACTTTACACAAGAGAAGATTAAAAGTGTTAGACACTATTTCCAAAAGAAATATGAAACAACTAATGTTAATGTAATTACTAAAACCAAAGTTGATAAGGAAACAACCCATAATGTTGACATCTCATTCAATATCTTGGATAAAAATTATCAACAAGAATTAGCTAAACAATATCTAGAAAACAAGAATTTAGATGATTATTTAGATAAAGTTTTAGATATTGATTCCGCAGTTGACAACAAAATGTCATTGAACGATGATGAGGCTCAACCATTTAAAAGATGGTTCATTAAGAATATTGAGTTTTCAAACTTCCTTTCTTATGGTGAGAATCAAAAGATTGATTTTGATAAGTGTAGTGGGATATCGGTGGTGGAATCAAATCCACCTAACTTTGGAGGTAAGACGGTCCTTACCGTGGATTTATTATTATTCTTATTCTTTAACGAAACAACGAAGACAACTAAAGCAGAAGAAATCTTTAATAGATTTACAGATAAGAACAAGGTTGCGGTTAAAGGTGAGGTATTAATAGATGGTGAGGAATATATCATCCTAAGAAACATTGAGCGTAAAAAATCTAAGAGTGGTGATTGGAATGTTAAAACTGAGTTGGATTTCTACAAAAGATTATCTGATGGTAGCTTACAAAATTTCACTGGTGAACAGAGAAGGGAAACTGAAAAATTTATTAAGACATCTATTGGTACAAAAGAAGATTTCTTAATGACGATTCTTACCACCGCAACAAACTTGGAGGACCTGATTGACTCAAAACCAACGGCTAGAGGTCAGGTCCTATCAAGATTTATGGGTCTTGAGTTCTTAAAAAGAAAAGAAGAGATTGGTAAAGAAATCTATGGAGAGTTCTCCAAGTCCATGATATCAAATGTCTATAGTAGTGAAAAACTTAAAAGTGATAATGAGGAAAAACAGAAATCAATTGATGAGTTAAAAGTTGAGATTGAAACTGCTAATACAACATTGATTGATATCCAAAACAGGATTATCAAAGGACAAGAATATCGTGATGATTTATTGAAACAAAAACATACTGATATTGATACTGAAATAAGTTCATTAATACCAACAACCGTAACAACTGAGATTGAGACACTTGAAAAGACAAAAGAGGGTATTATCAAACAAATTGAAGAACTTAATGTTGTTGAACCAAGTGAGTTTTATAAAGAGGACAAGCATGATGAGGTTAAGGAAGAATATGCTAAACTTAATAAAGAGTTAATTCAACTTGAAACCAAAATAGAAGAAGTTGAGAAGTTAAAAACTTCAGTTGAGGGTGGAATTAAATGCGAACATTGTGGTATTGAGTTAATGAATGCGGCAATTACCAATGCAAAAATTGCGGAACTTGACGGATTTATCGGGCAAAAAGATACTATTTGGACCACAATGCAGGTTTTATCAAGCATGGAACAAACTTTTGTAAGGTTAAAAAAAGAATTTGATGAGTATGAAAAGAACAAACTTATCAAAGAAAAATATGAACTTAATATTGAAAGTTGTGACCTAAAAATTAATAACCTGAGAGATAAGATTAAAAAATATAACGAGATTCAGGATAAGATTAAGGATAACGAGAGAATTGATGGTTTATTGGTGAAATCAAGTTTGAGAATGGATGAACTTAGTACATTAAAAAGTGCAACAGAAAAGACCATTTCAACAGGAAATTACAAAATAGAAACTCTAACTCAAGAGATTAATAATAACCTTGATAAGATTAAAAAAATTGAAGAGGAGAGTGAAAAAGAAAAGGTATACAAAATATATTTAGAAATTTATGGTAAGAATGGTATAACCAAAATGATTATGAGAACCATGATGCCATTGATTAATTCTGAATTACAAAGATTACTTGAGGATAGTTCTCACTTCAGATTGGAGATTAGAATTAACGATAAAAATGAAGTGGATTTTGTTATGATTGATAACAATACTCAGGTTGAAAAGAATATGGTTTCAGGTTCTGGTTATGAACGAACTATTGCGTCATTATCATTAAGAGCTGTTTTAAGTAAGATTTGTTCGTTACCAAAACCAAACATTATCGTCTTTGATGAGGTGTTTGGTAAAATATCAAATGAGAATATGGACATGGTTTCTGAGTTTTTTACAAAAATTAAGGAATATTTTGAAAAAATATTTGTAATTACACACAATCCACTAGTAACAAATTGGGCTGACAATGTAATTAAAATTAGGAAGGAAGAAAATGTTAGTTTTGTGACCCAATAGTTTGGGGGATTGGATAAAAGTTTATATATTTGTTAAAAATAAAGACTATGAAAACAAAAAACACATACATCTTATTCGTTTTTGCTGTTGATGAAGACCAAGATAAGTTTGTTACAACGTTAGGTGAAGAAATATCAATGTTAGCGTTGTCAACTGATGTGAGATATTATTACGGACCACAATCGGCGGTATATGTATTCACATCAGATGAAAAATTTAAAAATTTATCTGAATTCATTAAAATTATGTTTGAGGTGGAAAATATTCCATTTATGTTACTACCTTTGGATAAAGAAAATATGGCTTCAGGTTTTGGAAAAGAGGTTGACAAGCATTTATTTGGGAATACTCCTTTAGTAATTAAACCTACAAATATTTCTAAAATAAATAGGATTAATGAGATGTTTGAAGATTTAATACATGAAGATTTTGATGAAGAAGATGATGAAATTGAGAAATTAAGGTCAAAATCTTATGAACCTTCAGTTAATGATATTCTTGATAAAATTAGAGATGTCGGTATTAAGTCATTAACCAAACAAGAGAAAACTATTTTAGATAATTACGCAAAACAACTATAATAATATGAAAGAGAAAAACTTATCAATTCCGATTAATCAAGAAGAAATCCAACTTTATCTTAAAGATATTCGTAAGATAAAAGTTATGACACCTGAAAGAGAAAGAGAGCTTTCCAATCTAATGAAGACAGGAAATCTTTCCGATACTCAAAAAGAAAGGGTGTATAAAGAATTATTAGAGGGTAATTTACGTTTTGTTATCACGGTTGCTAAACAATATCAAAATCAAGGTTTAGATTTTCCTGACTTAGTTGCTGAAGGTAATTTAGGTTTAATGAAAGCGATTAAAAATTTTGATTGGGGTAAAGACCTTAGATTTATTTCTTATGCGGTTTGGTGGGTTAAACAATCAATTTTACAATCTTTAAATGATAATGCGAGAACAATAAGACTCCCAGTTAACGTTGTACAAGATTTACATAAGGCAAAAAAAGAGATTGAATCCAATGGGGGTAAATTAGATGATAAATTTCAAAACTTACCAAGCATGATTGATTTAGATATGAATATCAATGAAGATGGTGATACATTGGTTGATATTATAAAAAACGATGATGCTGAAATGCCTGATGAGGTATTCAATAGTAAGGACATGTTGAAACAAAAAATGTTTGAAATTTTAAACATTCTTGATGAACGTGAGAAAGTTATCATTGGTGATTATTTCGGGTTAACTGGTACTCCAAGAACGTTAGAAGACATTGGGTCTGATTTTGATTTGACTAAAGAAAGAGTTAGACAGATTAAAGAAAAGGCTCTTAGAAAATTAAGGAATGAAAGTTCGGTTTTGTTTGACTACCTATAAAAAAAGTAAAACCTTCTATTTATTATGGTAGAAGGTTTTTT